TAAAAAAGATAGTAAAAGGCCTTATCCTGCATGTAGACCAACAAAAGCACAATGTAATGCGGCGGCAAAAAAGAAAACAGGACCAAAAAGAATTAGTTGGAAAGATGGTAGGAAAAAAGCAGCAACTGGCGGTCCTATTACAATTAGAGGCCAGGGAATTGTTATGGCAAACAGATTAAGATAAAGTGATAATATGACAACATTAAAAAATCCAAAAAAAGCAGATCTAGATAAAGACGGTAAGTTATCTTCTTACGAAAAGAAAAGAGGTATGGCTATTGAAAAAGAAATAGAAAAAAGACAAAAATTTTCATCAGGAAAAGCAGTAAAAAAGAAAAATGGAATGATAGCTAGAGGCTGTGGTAAAGTTATGTCAAACAGAAGAAAATATACAACTGTAAGTTAGGAGAAAATTATGCCAAAGAAAAAATCTGAAGATCCAAAATTACAAGCAAGGTTAAACGCTAAAGTTAGACCTGATGAGCCTGTTTCTGATGACCGTATTTATTACAATATGCCTAAGAAAAAAGCTCCTGCTAAGAAAAAAACTACTAAAAAAGGTAAAAAATAATGGCTAGTTATAAATCAAAAGGCGGCAAAAAAATGATGAAATCTAAGGGCGGAACTATGATGAAGAAGTCCAAAGGTGGAACTATGATGAAGAAATCTAAAGGTGGCACTATGATGAAAATGTCGAAAGGCAGAGCCGTTATGAAAAAATCTAAAGGTGGGTCTGTAGTAGCAGGCTTTGCTAATAGAAGAAGAGAAGATATTACTTAATTAGTGGCTTATCTTTACAGTAATATACCCTACTTTAAATGTTGGGTAAGAAGAGAGTACACTCATAATCACGAAAAATACCATGGAGAGTTCCTTCATGCTATGGCGGTTGGTGTTACTACCATGCCGACCAGGTGTTTAAGTTTTCACATAATATTTACCGGAGAAGAGTCTAATTGTGATGATTGGAACGAAGGTAATATACATGGGGGTGCGATGTGGGCCAGAATGCCAATAACCGCTTTAGTTGCAGACACCTTAGTTGAAGACTTTGCAAAACCTATGTCAGTTCATGACGCACAACCTTGGGATTGTTCTTCACATAACAATTCAGTATATGTAATAGATAGAGCTACACCTTGCCCTTGGCTTGCTAAAATAGACGGTCAAATATTCCCAGCCAAATATATGTTTACGGTTGACTATGCTGAGAACGAAATAGCAGACGATCCTGCACAACACAAAAGCAGTCATGTTATGGAATTGCTAGATGCTGGAGAATGGACAGGTAACATAGTTGCACTACCAAACAACAGGGTAAGAGTTACACATCCAGCTTGGTTTGTTACAGGAGAGGGAGCGCCTGATTTTAAACCGTCTCAACATATACATTATTCAAAATCTGATTTAGACTACACGTTAGACGTAAACAGGGTCTTTGATAATTTATACGCAGAGGATGAATAATGGCACTTTCAGGCAGTACAGACTTTGAACCTAATGTAGCTGAGTTTATAGAAGAAGCATTTGAGAGATGTGGATTAGAACTTAGAACAGGTTATGATCTAAAAACCGCTAGGAGATCTATAAACCTAATGTTAGCAGAATGGGCTAATAGAGGTTTGAATCAATGGACAATAGAACAAGCAACACAAACTGTTACTGAAGGTACTGCTAGTTATTCTTTAAATTCTAATGTTATAGATGTTTTAGATGTAGTCTTGCGTAGAACTGTAAACCAGACACAAACAGATATAAGCATGAATCGTATTAGTAGATCTGAATATATCAACATACCAAACAAAGAAACGAAAGCTAGGCCATCACAATTCTTCTTTGATAAGTTAACAACACCAGCATTAAAAGTTTGGCCTGCACCCGAAAATAGTACTGATATATTAGTTTTCAATAAGTTGGTTAGAATGGATGATGCTGATAAAGCTACAAACACTATGGACATGCCCTTTAGATTTTATCCCTGTTTTGTTGCGGGGTTGGCATATTATCTGTCGCTAAAGAAGTCTCCTCAACTCACCCCGCAACTCAAAGCTATATATGAAGAGGAGTTCAGAAGAGCGGCTGACCAGGACGAAGATAGGGCATCTTTTAGGATAAGACCTAATTTGAGGATGAATTAATATGGCTTATGCGGTTGGTAAATTCGCTAGAGCATTATGTGATCGTTGTGCTTTTGAGTACAAACTTAATGAACTAAAAGAAGAATGGAATGGTTTAAAAGTTTGTCCAAGTTGTTATGAACCTAAACATCCTCAGTTAGAACCATTAACGGTTAAAGCAGATCCTGAAGCCTTATACAAACCTAGACCCAATAATGACAAAGAAGTTGGAGAAGGTTTTGTTGTTGTTACAAGCTCTAATATATTTCAAAATGATTTTATGAACCCTTCCATTTTGCCAGCAAATTTTGTTGTTGAGAAAGTGACAGCATCATTAGGTGAAGTTACAATTACTACGTCATGACATTAACAGAGTTAAAAACTTTAATACAAAATTATGTGGAAAATGAGGAAACAACTTTTGTTGATACCTTAAATGATTTCATTATTAACGCAGAAGATAGATTATTTGAACTAATACAGTTAGATTATTTTAGAAAAAATGTTACTGGATCTTTAACAACCGGTAATACTTATTTAACTGCTCCAACAGACTTTCAATTAAGCTTTTCATTAGCAATTATAGATAGCGAAGGTGCATATCAATACTTAGATAAAAAACACACTACATTCATGAGAGAGTTTGACGCAGATCCTACCGATACATCTGCAAGAGGAAAGCCTTTATACTACGCTGACTTTGACAAAGAATTATCAACGGCATCAAACAACGGATCTACTTTAATTGTAGCTCCGGTTCCAGATGCAGACTATACAGTTGAATTACATTACTTATACAAACCAAACAGTTTAACCGTAGACACTACAGGAACTTGGTTATCTAATAACGCTAGAAACGGTTTGCTTTATGGTGCTTTAGTAGAAGCATATACATTTATGAAGGGTGATGCAGACTTAATGCAGCTGTATGAACAAAGATTTAATTTAGAAGTTTTAAGATTAAAGAATCAAGCAGAAGCAAGAGGAAGAAGAGACGAATATCGTTATGATTCTTTACGAACTTCTGTTACTTAAATAAGGAGAGTAAATGGAAAAAATTGAAAGTCTTAAAGGCAAGACTGTTGCTATTGTGGGTATGGGTAAAAGTTGGTTTGACTACAACTTAGCAAAATCTCATGGGGTACACTTTGATGAAGTGTGGGCTATAAATGGTGTAGGATCTGTTATATTCCACGACAGAGTATTTATGATGGATCCCGCATCTAGGTTCTTAGATACAGATGATGCAGGCGGCCAAACTGACAGTATGGCAGATCTTTTAAAAAATCATGAGGGTCCAATATACACTTGTGAGTTAGATGATCGTTGTCCTGGTTTAGTTGAATATCCCTTAGAAGAAGTGGTTTCTTATTCTAATTGCCATTATTTAAACAATACAGTTGCCTACGCAGTTGCTTTTGCTTACTGGAATGAAGTTGCTAACTTAAAATTATTTGGAGTAGATTTTTCTTATAAAGGTAATTTGCATTTTGCTGAAGCAGGAAGAGCTTGTGTAGAGTTTTGGCTAAGTAAATGTATATCTGCCGGTATGCAAGTTGAAGTTGCACATACCTCTGGATTATTAGATACAGATGTTCCAGCAGAGCAAAAACTATACGGTTATCATAGGTTAAAAAACCCTTACATTATTTTAGTAGATGAAGAAGGAATTAAATTAGAGCGTATAAACAATTTAGAAATAGTAAAACAAGAACAGGAGCCTGTACTTATAGATAGGCATGATTCTCACCTAAAACCGGTAGAGCCAAAAAAATGGTAGATGAAGTAACTCCAGCAGGTATGCCAGGATTGGGCCTTATAGAAGCTAAAACAAGTAACTACGGAGGCCATCCTCCTGAGTTTTGGGCAGAAAGACTTACAGAAAAAATTGTAAGTTCAAGTGATAGTGAAGATCCACATATAAAAGAACAGGCTAAAGCCTACAAAGATTTGATATACCAAGTTAGTTTGATTTATATACGTAATGCTATAAAATCCTATAAGGCTACCTTAATTCAAGAGCTTATGACGGCTGGAGAGGAAGATGTAGCTAAAATTGTAAAAAGGATATAAATATGGCTATAACATCAACTTTAACTACAAGTTTTAAAAAACAACTTCTTGAAGGTGTGCATAATTTCAAAAATAGCGGCGGAGGTACTTTTAAACTGGCTTTATACACCAGTTCTGCTACTTTAGGTGCTACAACTACGGCTTTTACCACAACAGGGCAAGCTAGTGGTACAAATTACACATCTGGAGGGGCTAACCTAACTAGAGTAGATCCTACTTCAAGCGGCACTACAGGATTTACTGATTTTTCTGATTTGACGTTTGGAACAGCTACCATTACTGCTAGAGGTTGTATGATTTATAACTCTTCCGCAACTAATGCTTCAGTAGCTACTATTGATTTTGGTGGAGATAAAACATCAACCGCTGGAGACTTTACAGTAGTTTTCCCTGCGGCAGCAGCAAGTACAGCTATCATCAGAATAGCTTAGTAGCCTATGGCTAATATAACAGGCTGGGGTCGTGGAACCTGGGGTTCCGATACGTGGGGCGAACCTAATCCTGTTACGCTTACAGCGCCGAGTGCAGCAACGTCTGCTTTAGGTACTGTAACTCTCAAATGCGATAACAACATTACTGTTTCAGGCCAAGCAGGGACTGGAGCAGTAGGCACACCTACTTTTGATTGTGAAGCAAATGTAACTCCTACAGGACAATCAGGAACTAGCGCATTAGGATCTGCAACAACAGATGCTGAAGCTAATGTCACACCATCTGGTCAATCTGCTACAAGCGCTTTAGGTACACCATCTATAGACGCAGAGGCTAATGTAACGCCTACTGGACAATCAGCTACAGGAGCAGTATCAGGAGTTGGAGTAAATGGTCAAGCAGTAGCTACTTTGCCATCTGCTGTAGGAACTTTAGGATCTGTATCGGTTGATGTAGATGGCGAGGCAAATGTGCCTGTTTCTGGCGTTAGCGCAACAGGATCTGTTGGTTCTGTAACAGTACATCATAATGAAATATTTACACTAGATGGTGTGTCCGCAACAGGATCTGTAGGATCTCTTACGGTTGTAGCTAAAGCGACAGTATCAATAACAGGCGTATCAGCTACAGGAGAAGTTGGAGAACCGTTTGTTTGGAGCCTTATAGATGAATCACAAACACCTAATTATAGTGATATTACAGATACACAAACATCTAGTTTTACAACCATAGATCAAACTCAAACTCCCGGTTGGGAAGATGTTGCTTAACTATGCAAGAGAAAGGTAATATAATCAAATGAACGGAGATATAAATGGCCACTTATGTAAATAATTTAAGACTTAAAGAAATCGCTACTGGTGATGAGTCAGGAACTTGGGGAACAAGTACAAATACCAACTTGGAGTTGATCGGAGAAGCGCTTGGTTACAATACGCAAGACTGTTTTAGTTCTGACGCAGATGCTACTACAACCGTAGCAGACGGAGCTACTG